CCAGCTGATGGTATCCTGATGTTGACCAGGGACTTATCCTGATGCCGACCAGGGAAGGATGGTTTCTTCGGTGTCTCGGTTGGTTTCTTGTGATGTCTTACTTAGGGTGCTTTGGTTTCTCTAGGACGTCCCAATCTCTGTCGAACAGTCGAAAATGTCAGCCAGATAAATATTGCAAATCAATGTCTAATGTCCTGTGTTTGTCTTTCATATTTACCAGCGTAGAACGAGGGATACTTGATCCTTCACCCATGATTATGCAGTGATTACAACAGGTTACACAGGATCGACCCTAGATTTTTATAGGTTCACAGCATTTCAGACCCCCCGTACACTTAAAATAACATCAATTTCAAAAAGAAGGCTAAAGGTTGTTCTTGTTGTTGTTGTTGTTCGGCCTTTGACACAAGAGCCATCCCCAGAAACACAAGTCAGGAACCCCAGATATGGCACTCGAAACAGGAACTTACATCAACAGTCTCAACGCCTCAAACCCAGCCTCCACAGACGGCTTGGCGCAAGCTGATGACCACATCAGACTACTAAAGTCTACCATCAAAGCATCGTTACCCAACGTTACTGGTGCAATCACAGCGACACAGCTTGAGTTAAACCTTATGGATGGCGTTACGGCTACTACAGCCGAACTCAACCTTGTAGACGGACTAACAGCATCGACAGCCGAACTTAATAAGCTAGATGGCGTTACAGCGTCTACAGCAGAGATCAATAAGCTAGACGGACTTACCGCGACTACTACTGAGATCAATAAACTTGATGGACTTACGGCGTCTACTGCTCAACTTAATTTTCTGACTGGTGTAACCAGTAGCATACAGACACAACTAGATGGAATACAGTCTATACCAAGCCAAGCTGAGTCTACGTGGGTTACTGGTACGGACACGACAGAAAGCACTGTGACAGCAGAAAAACTTAAAGCCGCAATCGACGCTGGTACATTATCCATGACTACAGGAACTGGTACTGCTCAAATCGGCTCACTAAAGATGGCATGGGGAAAAACTACACTTTCTGCTGTCCCTGCCTCTGTATTCTTTACGCTACCCTTTACCTACACAAGTACAAGTAGTTTTGGTGTAGTTGCAATCAGTGATGACGGAAACCACTCTGGAGCAACAAGAGCCGCACAAGGTGTCTCAATAACAGCGGCAAATCAAATAAAATACTCAAAAGCAGGTTTTGGTGGTAATGCTTTTCACTGGTTCACGATAGGATATTAATATGTTAAGAAAATATGTTGAAGTAGATGAGAATAATGTAGCAGTGTGTGCTTGTTATGTTGAAGGAGAGGTTGACGCGCCTGTACCTGTCATACCTCACGAAAATCCAGAGACTGTTGAAATAGGCACGATGTGGGATGGCTATAACTGGGTACAAACAGAAGAACTTGTGAGGTCTAAGAGGGATAAACTATTAGCTGAACAAGTTGATGTTGTCGCTGGAAACGCACTACGATGGGCATCCATGAGTCCCGATGCACAAGCCTCTTGGTCTATATACAGGACTGAACTCTTAGATGTACCTCAACAAGATGGATTCCCTATCAGCGTGGTCTGGCCTACAAAACCCTAATAAATTGAAAGAACTTATAGCCCATGACAAACCTCCCTATCCGTGGGCTGGGGTCTGTTGGTGTCGTTACGGACATTGACCCATACAGCCTCCCCATCAATGCCTACACTAGAGCCAAGAACGTCAGGTTCAACGAGGCCAAAGTAACCAGAGCACCCATCTACAGAAGCATCTCAGGCAACCTTACAGTTAGTCCTAAGTTCATCTATGGTGTCAGTGCTCTCTCAGGTTTTGATACAGTATTGGTGGTGGATGATACTTTTGACATCTATGAGATGTCTAATGGCGTCCTATCACAAAAGTACAACAGTTCACTGTCTGCATCTCCTACCACACCCGTGACAGCCACGATACTTGCAGACGTGCAGTACATCAACAGATCGACAACAGCCCCAGTACATAGAGTGCCCAGCGCAACTAACTTTACTGTTTTGCCTAACTGGCCTTCTGGTGTAACTACGACATCCTTGCGTTCCTATGGTGACTTTTTGTTAGCACTAGGTACTGTAGAGGGGGGCGTGGAGTTCCCTAACAGAGTTCGCTTTAGTGACCCCGTTTTAGCTAACCAAGTCCCAGATACATGGGATGCCTCAGACTTAACCAACAGTGCTGGCTTTAATGACTTAGTGCAAATGAAGACCCCCATAGTCGATGGTGCTACCCTTGGCTCCAACTTCCTTGTCTATTCACAAGACCAAGTGTGGATGATGGAGTTTGTCGGTGGTGCATTCATATTTAACTTTAGAAAACTTTTTGATGACGCTGGGGTAATCAACCAGAACTGCATCCGAGAGATCGAAGGTAAACACTATGTGTTTGATAGGGATGACATCTATGTAACCGATGGTAACACACGCCAATCAATATGTGACGGAAGAGTCCGAGACTACATCTTTAATGGCCTAGATAACTCCAAAGCTGAACAATGCTTTGTCTTACATAACTCTATGCTAGAGGAAGTATACTTCTGCTACCACAGTGGCGATGACATGGCTGAGTATGCAGATGGCGACAGCTGTAACCGAGCCGCTGTCTATAACTATAAAGAAGACATCTGGTCATTCTATGATTTGCCTAACGTAGTTGCTGGTGCAGAAGCTAACGTAAACACAGCGTCAACCTACGCAGACGCTACGACTACCTATGAAACTGTAGGTGGCTCATATCACTCACAAGAAAGCCCATACCAAAGACATCCACTTGTACTAGCAAAAGCTGGGGGTGGAGTAGCTAACAGCAAAATCTATGGTATCGACTTGATTGAGAAAGGTAGTCTATCACAGGCTATAGACACGGCAGTATCTAAGCCATTCTTTGTAGAACGTGTTGGACTTGATCTTGATGAACAAGGAATACCACTGACAGGCTACAAAGTAATATCCCATATTGTACCTCAAATCTCTACAGAAAGTTCTGATGGTACTTTTGGATTTACATTTGGAGCCGCAGACCTTCCTACACAGACCCCGAACTATGGTTTAGCACAGGGCTTTGATTGTCTAAGTAGTTATAAATTAGACACTAGAATATCTGGCAGATACCTATCTTACAAGTTGACTAGGGTTACAACAGACAAGGACTTTAACTTCACTGGTATGGATGTTGAGATCACTGTGACAGGTCGGAGGTAACTTATGGCTATCTCAGATAAAATTAATATGCTGGTGTCTGCTTATGTCAGGCGCACAGCACCGACACTTACTCCAGAGTTTCTCCCTAACTACCTACAGGAAGAACTGAGAGAAATAGAAGCGTCTATAAAATCATTAGCAGACGCAAGTACCCAAGTTACCGATAGAGAACCTACCAACCCAAGAAAGGGCATGGTGCGTTATGCCGTGTACCCTTGGGAACCATTAGGATCAGGCGTATCTAAACTTGTTGTCTACAACGGCACAGCTTGGGTAGCCGTATAAAATAAAAGGAATATTATATGTGGGGACAAATTGCTGGAGCTGTTATAGGCGCAGGGGCTAGTTATCTAGGTTCAAAGAAACAGAAAGAAGCACAGGATGCGGCTAATGCGGCTAACATGGCTTCTTTTAACCAGTACAAGCCATACGTGGACAACAACCTAAAAGGTGGTGAAGCCGCACTTGGTGGTGTCTTAAACACAGGAGCCTACCAAGGTGACACTCTAGCCGCACCTAACCAGTTCCAGACAGGTACTGCCAATACTATGGGCAACTTTGGTACTAACATGATGAACAGTGGTAACGCCATGATGGGCAATACAGCTGGCTTTGGTAACAATGCAAACTCATTGTACGGACAGTATCAAGGTATGGCAGATGCGGCACAGCAAGACCGACTTAGTAATGCTATGAATTACGCATCAGCAAACTCAGGCTCTCTAGTAGATGCCGCAATGCGTGATGATCGTCGTAACCTACAAGAGAACACTTTGACTGGCATAGACATGGCGGCAATGGGCTCTGGAAACATGAACTCAAGTCGCGCTGGTGTAGCGGAAGCAGTAGCTAACCGAGCATATGACGACAGACGTGCCGATGTAGCTACAAACATCCAGAATAGTCTTATAGATCGTAGTCTAAACCAACAGGCACAACAGTTCCGTGACCAAGGTTCTGCATTGCAAGGTGCTGGACAAGCAAACACAAACCTCATGAGTGCTTATGGTATGGGCATGGATACATTAGGAACAGGTGCTGACTTTGGTATGAACGCTGGTAACTCCTTACAAGGATTCAATCAAGCACAGCTGAATGACCAGAAGAAAAGATTTGAAGACCAACGTGACTTTGAACTTGAGAAGCGTATGCAGTATCAGTCTGGTA